CTCCATGCCTTGATCTTCAGGTGCGGGTGGTTCATTTCGACCAAACTCTGGGTCGATGGGGAATTCTGTTGCCATTATTTACTTCCTTCTAAACTTCGCGTCGTTCACGGCCATATACATTGCGTCTAGGTTAACATCGCCACCGTGTTTGAATGGAGGGCCTTGAAAAATCTGTCCACCATCACTCATGTCAGGGTCTGTGTTAAATACAGCACCACCTTCAGCCATTTCAGGTTCTGGGTAATTAATCGCTTTCCATTGCTCAAACGATAGAGGGTCTTGCTTCTGTGTCATGCCCTTTACTGCTTCGTTGTATTGGGGCATTAGGGCTTGCTTGGCGGCGCTCTTAGCGGCTGCTTCAGCCCGCAGTACAGCTTGTTTCTCTAGCTCTCTTGTAGCTACGGCAGACTTAACTGCTTTGCCAGCCATTCCACCTATACCAAACTTTTGATCCTCTACTTCCATCATCATGGCATCAGGGTTGTCGGAGACGAGTCCACCCGAACGATATTCATGAGGCTTATTAAGCTCATTAATATAAGTGGTGTAATCATCCAAAAATTGTTGATCAATGGGTTGAGACACGGCCTCATTACGCTTCTCAATTGCGCCAATTGCAGCGTTGCGTAAAGATTCCTTGGTATAGGGTATTTTGTTTTCTCGCTGCATCAATTCTTGTTTGATGGGATTCATAGTGCGGTAAAACAAGGCCTCAACATCAACCAAGTCATTTAGGCGTCCAAGGTGTTCTCCGCTGAAGTCAGTGTCATATGGGAACTTCCAAGGCGATGGAGTGAGCTTCATGCCAGTAGGGGTGTTGCGGATGACCGATGAACCAATCACTCCTTTGCCAACTCCACGCAATGGCTCATAGGTGGTGGCATTCATCAAGTCCTCAGCATTAAACCCAAGCTTCTCTTGAGAACTTTTTTGCCAAATAAGCCTATCAGCAATTGCCTTGCGTAGTTCGCCGGAAGGAACATTCATGCCTTCGCCAGTGTAAATCTGATCTAGGCCCTCTGGATTTGTAAAGCCCTTGAATTCAGCAAAAGGCTTTTGACCTTTGTATTTGGCAATTGGCGGGGTAAAGTTCCGCACCATATCGCTTAACTCATCAGCTTGTTTTTGAGTCAACTCACCAGTTATTAGCTTGTTGTTGATCATGTCAAAGACAAACTCGCTGTACGGCAAGGCATAATCTTCGCCACGAAAGCCCATAGTAATTGGAAAATGCAACACCTCACCAGTGCCGCCACGACCAAGACTTTCTTGTGTGGCAACATCTGAACGAGTTTTAACTCGTTTGGCTATTTCTGAACCTGAAGCACCAGCAATACCTTTTTTTACATGACCCGTATCAAAGGAATACGGGACGCCACCATGAGTCTTGCGGAATATTTGGTTAGGCAGATCAACGCCAGAAACTTGAGTGGTTTTAACATTTCGGCTTTGACTATCCCAAGGGAGCACTAAAGCGTTTGCGCCCTGAAACTTACTAATGTCAAATGGTTCATTAGGATTCAATCCAGTAGCTTGTTCATTGACAAAGCGCGTGCCCACTAATGGATCTGGATTCTTTTCTGTGGTCTTGCGATAGCCAACAGATGGCTGGGTCTGCGCCGCTAGTTCTTTGCGTCTGCCCTCTGCCTCAAGAGCCGCCTGACGATTTGCCCTTGCTTGAGCGCCTAAACGCTTGGCAATATCCGGCTCTTCATCAATAAGATTTGAAACAATAATTCCTGGCTTATTAGAAGCAGGATTAACAACTGGCATGGCCAGCCCTTGCTTAAACATGTAGTCTTCAAGGGCTTGGCCAACCACAGGCTTTGCAGCCTTAGCTGCTTGCTTGGTAGCTTGTTTGGCGGCTGGCCCCATCACGTTCTGTAAGGCAACGGCTTCAGGCAGAACAGGGGGCAGCTTGTATTTGGTTTCTAGTTGCTCTAAGAAGTTACCCACGTTACCAACATAGTCCATGCCCTTTTCGGTAGTAGGGATGTACATGCGCTGGTTGATGTATTCTTGGGCGGCGTCTTCGCCTTTAATGGCTCTAGTAGGCAGCGATCCGACAGTAGCCAGTATGCCAGAGCCAAAGGTTCTAGCCGCCTCTAAAGCAGCATAGGCTTTGTCTAGCGGCGATAGCTTGGCATCCTTAGCAGACTTCTCACGAAGTTGCTCATCTATAAGTCTCTGGCCCTGCAAAAGGTTTGCGCGGGTCGGCACATCAAATGGAATGCCTTTATCGGCCATGGTTAACCTCAGTGTGTTTGTAGTTCGCCAGCTCGGCGCTTCACACAAGCATCCAAGTCATCTTGAATCAGCTTGATGATCTCTTCCGTCACTCGCAACACATACACGTTCTGGTCGTTACCAATTGGCTCTTTGTAGAAACGAAGGATAAATTCGTCAGCAACATTTAGTTCAATAAAGTTTTTCATTGGGTTTTAACCTTTCAGGGCTACATCATACTCTTTAAGCAAAGGTTTGGCTAGGGTGGATATTGATCCTGCCCGCTCCGAATGTACGATATGTTGCTCGTATATCCCAAGTGCCCATGAGGGATTGATTCGCTTATACATATGGCCTAGTTTCTTCCACCTGAGTTACCGTATGCTTTACCAGTCGGTCAATCAACGCTGGTCGCCTTTTGCTCGCGGGTGTAACGAGTGCGGTGTTTATTGGGTTCAGTCCATGCAGACCATTTAGCTGACGCGCCCTGACGGCTGTCTCGGTAACAAAAAAGCCACTTACTACTGCCCCGTAGTGGTTCCCCAGTAGCGGGGCGAGGCATGAGTAAATGGCTTCATCTTGTTGACCACTACGACAACAACGCCATTGTACATCGGTGTTGATTGTGGGTCAATCCCCACAGAAACAGGCAATGGCTTCTTCACTGGAGTCGAACATATCCCGCTGCTCTTGGCTGAACTTGAGCATTTGTGCATAACTCGGCCTGTCAATGGCGAAGAACTGCCCATCACCAGAACATCGTTTCCCTGCCTCCAATTCGTGATTTATCCACCATGTAGCCCTATCTGGATTCTCGGTAATCAAACTCAAAATCTGGCTCTTTGGCTTCAGGTAGCACAAGTCACAATTGCCGTGCATGGTTTTACCATTTATGTTTGGCAGATTCAAGTCAAAAGGTTGCTGTTTCCAAAAGTCTCCAACACCACGAGCAGAACAAAAGGTTGAAGCTAGAGGAAGGCATACAGTTTCATGCGCCCCTTCAGGGTGATTGTTTGCACGAAACTTGGCTACACGGCGCGGCTCGTCTGCCCTAATTCCTACGAATGAATCCCACTCTTTCCAGCCTTTCCACTTTAGGTATCGGTGCATGGTGCGTGTCTTTAACTCGCTTGAGCAGTAACGTGACCTGCCATTGGGCAAGGAAGGCTCCCGCTGCTTTATTACCATATCGAAAGGCTCACCGTTTCTGCTTGCTGTCTCATAAGAAACAACCTCAAAAGTCGGGCCTGTACGGTATTCCAGCCAGGTAATCGGTACGCCCCAATTTACAGAGCAGTCATTGACAAACTTCAGGGTGGCTTCATCCTCTTTGCCTGTGTTGGCAAAGCAGACAACAGCCTCTTCAGGCAAGCCGCCGTTAGCCTCCAGCACCCTCCAAAGCATGTATGCACTTGTTCGCCCGCCGCTGAAAGAGATGCAGGTTGGTTCGTCAATAATAAATGGGTTCATTTAATCTTCCGTTAAACAAAACCCAACTATACAACAAAATCAAGCTGGCTATCTATCCATGCTGACAGGCTCTCGCATAGTCTCTCAATAGCTTCCTCACCGTTGAGAGGATCGTTGAGCAGCTCTCTCAATGCTCTGTGGTCAGCCACTATCTCAAACCTGCCATCACATAAGTGAGTGGTCACTATCTCATCATACTGCATAGGGGTTCTCTTTCCGTTTAGCCATTCCGCTGTCATAGTAATCGTCTTCGTCATAAGCCTCTGGGGCTGGGCCATCAATGTCGATCCATCCAGCATCACGCAAAAAGCGCAGGGCCTGGGATGTCGAGTCCACAAAGTCATCATGGGTTGTATCAGGAAACGCACAGAGCTGGCTCAGTAGGGGTTCTACCCAATCCTTCACGTACCGTGGGCGCTGGCTGCTCTCAGGCATCCAGACTCTGCCTCTAGCGAACAGCGAGGATATGACGTTCAGGCGCTGCATCTTGTCAGCTCGACCAGGGTTGTAAGCCCGCACAGGCAAATGCGCTCTCTGCAAGTCTTGGATCAGGCTGATACCTGCTGATTTGTCCTCGATCAAGATCAAGTCCACCCGCTTCTTGTCTCGTCCCTCTCCATACACCACCTCGTACTCATCCAAGACCTTTGGGCGCAGATCAGGGTACTGTAGCCTGTCCTGCCAGCAGTCGATCAATAAAACGCTCATAGGGCCGTCTAAGGGCTTGAATACGCCCCATGTGGATGCCGCGGTTGGGTCGTTCACCGTCTTCTCGCTGGTGGCCACGTCGTAGCTCTGCAAGATGTACTCGAACTTGGGGAACTCCCTAGAGGTTGGCCATAGCTTAATCATGTCTCGCTTGATGATGCCCGACTCTTCGGGGTCGATGATCTCAGCATGGATCTCCTGCCGACCCAGCTTAGTGCCCTCATACTGAAGGATCTGCTTCTGAAAGCTTGGGGCAAGGTTAGCTAGGTTGGTGTAGGTCGAGGCTGTAGTAACGCAGACATCATCTCCATCTCTGCCCACGAGGTCTACGATCAGGTCTTTGGGTCGAGGGGTGGTTGTACACAGTATGCGTGTCTTCTTACCTAAGCGCACGGAGAATTGGATTTGATCCCAAGCATCTTGCAGGTAGTCCCAAGCGGCAAGCTCATCACACCAGGCACCGTGCCATTGGCCACCACGAAAGCGTTCAGGCTCGGATGCGGGGATGCCTTTAATGAGGGAGCCGTTCATCAGCCGTATCTCATGGTAGCTCTTGTTGTAGTCTGACATAAGCTCTTTAGGAATGACGTTGAGCAGTCCTGAGTCGCCCTCAAAGCATGTGCCCCTTACGTCTGAGCTTGTAGGAGCAGCTACTAACCAGCGGGTGTTGGGTTGTTTCCATGCCCACCAACCAATCTGCTCCGCGGCAGTCCTAGTCTTACCGGCTCCGCGGCCCGCCAGGAGAAGCCATATGCTGTACCAATCCCCATGAGGGAGGATCTGATGCTGGTGAGCCTGAGTCAACCACCTCATCCTCCATGCGCTTGCTACTTGCTCTTCTGTACTAAGCGTGGCAAACGCACTTTGGAACTTGGGGTCTTTCAGCGTCTCAATCAGTTGTTCCTGCATTCTGTCGAGTGAGTTCGATGTTGTCTATCAGCGCGGAGATCAGCCCTTGAGCCTCTACCTTCACCTATACAGGGTTCTCCTTATCCCCACTGAGCTTGACGTTCTCTCTCCAGCTATCAGGGAAGCGTGCAGCCATTGATCTGCCATACAGAGATGCGTTGATGTTGCCGCTATCTTTAGTCCCCACGAGGTAGGCTTGGCCTTGATCTTCCCACCACATTTGTGAGTGAGTGTTCGCTAACTCTAAGGCGTGAAGAAACTCCTCGTGCTCAGTCCTCCAAGTGCATAGAGTGCGATAAGAAACACCCAAGCTCCCAGCTATGTAGTGGAAGCTCTTACCCTGCTTACCTAGCTCGATTGCTATGTCGCAAAATGATGGGTCGTATTTTGTGGGTCTGCCACCTAAGTTAGTGGTTACTTCTTTTGTCTTGGCCATATGCTCTCAATGACTCCTTTGCGCTGATTTTAACCCATGTTGCGCTTGGTGTGTAGTCTTTTCTCGCCTCTGTTGGACAACTTCCACTTTGTGTTGGCCCAGCTACCCTTACTTTTTGATTCCTGTAGAGCCTTGCTCGATCTCTGCGAGGTAGTGGCGGATTTCTTGAGTTCTGGGGTGATTTGGCTTGGGCCTTTCCAATCGAATGCGCTCATTGTAACTTTCTCGTCTTAAAATGTGGTTAACTTTGGGGACACTATGACAACAATCATTGCCGATTTAAAGCTAGGTCTTATGGTGGCTGATTCCTCCATTACTGATGGCGACAGAATTTGGTTTGGTCAGAAGGTCTACCGTCATAAAGGTTTTCTCCTTGGCTTTGCGGGTGATGTAGATGAGTCTATTCAATTCTTGTCGTGGTGGAAGATTGGCAAGAAGGGGAAAACACCTAAGTTCTCTAACTCCGAGGCGCTTGTGATGGGCGCTGGCACGTTGGTATACTACTCTAAGTCCTTGATTCCTATGCCAATTTCCCGCGGCATTGAGGCTATCGGCACCGGAGGCAAAGCTGCTATCTGTACTTATGAGGCCCTTGGTTGGGTCAATCCTGTTAAAGCCGTCAAGCTTGTGTGTAAGCATGATGCTGGCTCTCGCGCACCTGTTCGTACCTATAAACTGAAAGGTTCTTGATGTATTCATCGCTATACGAATTTTGCACCGTGCGTCAATTGGAATACTTGGAGGCTGTAGAGAAACATGGAAGCGTTAGATCAGCAGCTAAACATTTAGGGGTCAACAAGAGCACAATCACTGAGGCTATTACATCAGTCAAGAAAAAAGCTTCGTTCAGAGGACATTCCCCCGATCATGACATGACTCATGTTGTCCCCGAAGGATATACGGTTAAAGGTGTCTCTACGTACTACGATCAAGATGGCAAACCTAAAGGTCAGTGGGTAAAGTCTGCAGTAGACGCACAGAAGAGAGAAGAATTAACCAAGTTGGTTATTGAGCAGCTTTCACAAGAAA